TAAAAATCTACAAAACTACTTAAAAATAACTAAAAATCTACAAAACTACTTAAAAATAACTAAAAATCTACAAAACTACTTAAAAATAACTAAAAATCTACAAAACTACTTAAAAATAACTAAAAATCTACAAAACTACTTAAAAATAACTAAAAATAAATAACTAAAAATTAGTGTAAAAAACACTCAACAACAACCTTAACAACAATCTCAACAACAATCTCAACAACAATCTCAACAAAAACTTCAACAACAACCTCAACAACAACTTCAACAAGATGAGCAAACCCAAATACTTCAATAAATTAAGTCGCAAGACGAAAAATTTCAAAAACAAAAATCTAATCAATTAAAACAAAATGTATTTTTTGCCTTTGGTGGTGTTATGTTTATCATTTGTTGTATATTTCTTATACTTGTATCATTTGGTAAAAAGTAAAAATTGATTTAAATAATTAGATATATAAAGATATATGAGTGTGAACAAGCGATTATTGAAAGAAATAAAACGATTGTATTTACAACAATCACAAAAAAATATTTTAGATAATGATTATCTAATCCATTATAATGAAAATAATCTAAATCGTGTTCACGCTATTATAAAAGCTCCAGCAGATAGTGTGTATAGACATAAGTTTGTACGACTAGATTTTACTATACCTGACAACTATCCTCATTCACCACCAGAAGTAACTTTTGTAAATTATGATGGCGTAAGAATTCATCCAAATATGTATGAAAATGGAAAATGTTGTGCAACTATTTTAAATACTTGGGGTGATAGTAAATTCGAAAAATGGACTTCTAGTATGGGTATTGAAACTATATTGATAACCTTTCATTCATTTCTTGATAATAATCCTTATATGTATGAACCTGGTGGTAGAGATGATAGTAGTTATACAGTATATGTATTATACCAAAGTTGGATTTCTTGTTTGATTCGTTATTTGCAAAATGAACGGAATGAATTATTTAACAAGTTTATATATAGTTATATGTTGGCGAATATAGATGGTATCTTTGGAGACTTGGCTGTATTACAGGAAATGTATCCATCTGGATATTATGAAACTAGATGTTTTGAAATTGATAGATATATTGTTGATTACACACGATTAACAAATACATTGCAAAACTATTATAATTACATTGATTTTACAGAACATTTAGATCAAGATGAGAATGAAGTGTCATTTGAAGAATTTATGTCTCGTGAATACACTTGTTGTATTTGTTATGATACAAAAGTTCATCAGGAAAGTCAAGAAGAATCTGAACAATTTTGTTTGGAAACTTGTAAACATAGTTTTCATAAAGAATGTTTACGAGCACATATTGAAACTAATACAAATATTTGTCCTATGTGTAGAGGTGAACTTTCTGAAAGTGATTTTAATCGTTTGACTAATAACGTTGTAGAACCTGAAGCAAATGAAGTAAATGAAGTAAATGAATGGATGATAAATCCATTAACAAGACGTAGAATTAAAGTTGGTGGTAAGACGTGGATTTATTTAAAGGAGTGTGGGACAATTTAATTTTGAGTTGTTGAGGGTAATGTGAGAGATTGCTCCATCAGGCTAGTTTGGTTGAGTGTTGAAAAATTATGTGACATTTCTTCTATAAATATTTTATCAAAGTTTGGCAGATTTTTATAAGATATAATTTCTCGAAATATTTTTTTGAAATCACGATTAAATAGTATAATATTGAAAAAATACATTCTTATTAAATAACGGAGTCTATTTTCGATTACGTCAGTATTGCTTACAAAATGTAAGAGGTCGTATTTTTGGTCTGTATAAGTTCGTGTTTGTACTGATATAGAGTTTTCTATATATGATAAGAATTGTCTTATAGTTGTATCGGCATCCCGCGAAAAATTAGTTGTTAATATTTCATTAATTGTTTGTGATACTGTTTTATTAAAATCCAAATGTATATAATTTGCGTTCATCAATCTAACTGTTATAAAATACAAACTCCATACTAAACAATGACCTGATGCAGGATTAATAGATGTTTGTAATGTTTGTAATCCTATAGGGCAAGTGTTGGCAATATTTACAAAGGTATAATCTTGAAGATGGAAAACATTTTTTACAAAGTATTCAATTGTTTCCTGTAAGTGTATAATGTTTGAGTAGGCGTGACCAAACACTATACCGTGTGGTTCAAAGAAATCAATGGTTTTCCAAACTGTGTCTATGATTAGTAAATTTGAATGGGCAGCTGTAACAGAATCGTTGTTATTTTCATTTTGTAAAGTTATACCATAATCTATTTCAATATCAAGTAAATCCAGTCTTATAGGAAGCATAATAATATTTACACCAGAATCTATACAATTCTGTATTTGAGTTATTGTATTATTAGATACAGACAATTCCAGAGAAGTCAAGTCAATTCTTAAGAAATATTCTTCTATCTTGCTATAATAAACGTTACAAACTGAACCCATAGAAGGGAAATTGTTAAAGTTTACAATCAAGTTATCAAAAAAATCAGAAAACTTCCAATCAGTCAATGATTGTGTTTCTGACATTCGAAATGCAGATAAATCTGGAAGTAATATTGTATCCGAGTAAATATTATCAATGTTTGCAAATGGATTTGGAGTGTCAAGTTTAATAAACTTTACATTATAAGATTTACTCATATAACTATCTTAACATATTCAAATAAAATAAGTTTAGATAAAGTTAGAAAATTCTTGGCTCTAAAATCGAATTTAGCTCAAAGAACCAATAAACTAGTTTCTAAAAAAGTAAAATAATTATAATATTTTATAATATTTGTATATATTATAATACAAAATGGACAAAAAATCTTTAAAACACGTATCGCCATATAAAATGCGCGAATATAAAAAATGTATTCGATCAAAAGGAGGATTAGCTCAATTATTTACTCTTAAATCAAGAAAGAGTTTTAATAGGAAATCGTATTGTAAAAATAAATACTTGAAACCATTAAAAACAAAAAGTAAAAAACACACGTCAACAGTTAAATCAAGACCAAGTCCATCAGAAAGTGCAACTTTATTTAAATTAGGTACAAAAAAAGAAGGTAATGATGGTAATATATGGGAAATTGTTAAAAATATAAACGGAGTTAAACGTTGGAAAAAAATTTCACAAAAAAAGGGAGGTGCGTATAAAACAAAAACACGCAAAAGCAAATCTAAAAAAGTTTCTAAAAGCAAATCTAAAAAAGTTTCAAGTCTTAGAGATTTAGCTGCTGAGAAAGAATTTATAACTACTTATTGTAAACGTAAATTCAAAAAATCTCCTCAAAAAATAACAAAGTGTATATCTACTATTATAAAAAATACAAATGCTCAATACAAGAAAAACACTGTAAAACGTAAGTCAAAGAGCAAGCGTAAGTCTGTAAAACGTAAGTCAAAGAGCAAGCGTAAGTCTGTAAAACCTAAGTCAAAGAGCAAGCGTAAGTCTGTAAAACGTAAGTCAAAGAGCAAGCGTAAGTCTGTAAAACCTAAGTCAAAGAGCAAGCGTAAGTCTGTAAAACGTAAGTCAAAGAGCAAGCGCAAATAAAAAAGTAAAACGTTGAATAATTTACAAAATTTTTATTTAACAAAGAAATTTTTTAGCTCTTTTGAAATCGAATTTGTATTCTTCCATAATTGCCAAGATTTCAGATTGATAATCTTCATCGCGAATTTTAGCAAGTTTTACAGCATCTTCCATATTGATATTAAGATGCTTGTAACATTCCATAATAAGCTTAGCTTCTTGTTCAATCTTGGTGTTGACCATTTGATAACTACAAGCTGGGATTGATGCCCTTATATACTCGAGTGGCGCACCTCAAGAACGCCTCACATAGCGCCTCGTGAGCGCCACCTACACCCCCCGCTAACGCCTCGTGAGCGCCACCTACACCCCCCGCTAACGCCTCGTGAGCGCCACCTACACCCCGCTAACGCCTCGTGAGCGCCACCTACACCACTAACGCCTCGTGAGCGCCACCTACACCCCGCTAACGCCTCATAGCGCCTCGTGAGCGCCACCTACACCCCCCGATAACGCCTCATAGCGCCTCGTGAGCGCCACCTACACCCCCCGCTAACGCCTCGTGAGCGCCACTTACACCCCCCGATAACGCCTCATAGCGCCTCGTGAGCGCCACCTTAGTATAAAAGGCATACGATTTGAGAATTTTTTTTACAGATGAATTGGCAACAGCAGCTCAAAGAACAAGGGTATTGTGTAGTATCAGTGCTTTCACAAAGTGAAGTTGAATATGGTAAGTCACTTTTCAAAAATTGGTGGGGGAGTAATAACATGGATAAGAGAAGTTTAGTTGCTCATGGAATTATTAAACACTATAACATAGGTCATACTAGTTTTGCGTGGTGGTGTAGAACTCGACCAAGTATTCAACAAGTCTTTAAAAAAATATGGAATACAGAAGAACTTATAGTATCTTATGATGGTGCTTGTTATTTTCCTCCAGGTACAACTCGCAAAAACACAAATTGGCTTCATGTCGATCAAGAACCAAGTGATTCAAGTTTTAAATGCGTTCAGGGTTTTGTTTGCTTTACAGAAAATGAAAAGTCAACACTTATGGTAGTTCCAGGAAGTCATCTTGAACATGAAACTTATATGAAATCCAAAGGATTAACTCATAGTAAAGCTTGGCAAAAGGTGGATGTTCCTTTAACACGTGCAATTCATATTACTACTAAACCAGGTGACTTAGTACTTTGGGACTCTAGGGTTTTTCATCAAAATTTTTACAGCCAGGAAGAGCGTTTAGTTCAATATGTTTGCTATCTTCCAAGATCCATAGCAACTAAAGCTGATTTGAAAAAACGTCAAAAATACTTTAGCGAAATGAGAACAACAAGTCATTGGCCTGCTCCAGTTCGAGTAAATAGTTTACAACCTCAAGTTTTTGGTAAAAAAGAACTCCTTATTGATTACACAACTTTAATCAATACAGATCAAGAAATTTTTGAAAACTTATCACAAGACATTCAACTTTTACTTTAATAAAAAAATTGAAAAACTTTTTCTATCGATTAATATTAAAATTGAAATGGACACGATCAAAATAGCCGTTGATGATATTTATCTTTTAGAAAAAATATTGCCAACTTTTAGTAAAGATAATCGCAAAATCCAAACAAATATAAAACACATCAATAGATGGATGCGTTACGATTACAAATATGGCAGTTCGTGGATAGACAAATTGTGTCTTGAAAGATATATTAAAAGATTGAACGATCTTTTAAAACCATATAGTATAATAGTAGTATAATTTATTCATCGTCTGATTTGTATCCAACAATTTCGCCTTGTCTTGACACAATAACTTTGAGTTTGCGTGTTTTTGCAAACTTTCTTTTAAGTTTATCTAACTCTTCTTTATCTTTATCGTCTTCTTCTTCATAATGCTGGTTATAATTCGAGGAATGGAATTTCCAAAGTTTGGGATGTCCGACGTGAAAATTACTATGGGCTTCTGCTTTGTACCAAAAAACTTGTTCTCGTAAGTCTGTGCTATTACTAGATGTTTTTATGACAAGACACTCGTGGTTCTGAGTGCAAGCATCGAGGATATTACAGAAATGATCAAAACTTGGCAACATCCCAGCGTAATCATCGTAAATCTTCTTACGATTCTTGACACTAGGTTCGTTGAAAATGAATACATAGTCGATGTTACTTCTTAGTTCTGGAGTAATACCTAATGGATATTGCATAGTAAGTATGAAAAGAAAATTATAATGACGTCCATTGAAAAAAATGCTTTTTATAGTTTTCTCTTTTTTCCAATTTTGCGCATCGTGCAACATATCATCTAAAACAATAAAAAGATTGTTGCTAGGGTGTTTTCCAGTTTCTGATAAACCTTTAGCTTTTGCTTCTCTAATTTTGCGTTTTTGACGATTCATTATAGTATCTACTAGTTCAGGGTCGTATTCGGAATGGATAAAACAATCTGGGATAAAGTCTCCAAAAAATGGAGATGCTTCTTCTGTACCAGAAAAAATTACACCAGAAGGTATATTTTTGTGATGAAAAAATATATCTCTAGCAAGAAATGACTTACCACTTCTTCTTCTACCCAAAATTAAAATAGTTGAATCTGGCAAAATACTCTTGATTTTAAACTTTTTTAGCGACAACTTTTCAAACTCATTCATTAACATACCTGCGTTTATTATATATTGTATACAAATTTTTTACTTTGTTAAAACGTAAAAAATTAAACATCTCATACAACCCCCGATAATCTATTTTATACATTTGCCTTTTTTGTCTGTTTTTTGTTTTTTAGGAATACCGTACAATGCGTTTATTGACATCAAAAAAGTATCACCCATATCATCTCTTTTTTTATGTTTTTCAAAATGTTGTAGCCAAATTTCTTTTTGATCAGTAGAAAAACGATTTTCTAAAAACCATTTTGTATATTGAATACTTAACCATTTACGTTTAGCATATGCCCCTTTTAAATTACATGTTAGTTCTGGACCTGTATAAGCTTTTAATTTTTGAGCAGCTCTAACAAAACGCACTGTAGTATTAGTATTATAGTAAAGTTCAACCAACTTACCATATATAATATGTGATATAAACTTCATTTTTTGATTCACTTTTGGTTGTAATTCTATAACTATACTCTTTATGTTTGAAAAAATTTCAATATTATCGTTATATATCAGTTGTAATCTAGTTAATACAATTTTGGCAATGTCTTGTAGTAAGTAATCATTTACCAAACGTTTTTTATAATTGTTTTGAGGTTTAATAGTTATATCTTTAGGAAAATGTGTTTTACAACTATAAATTGTATTGCCATTGGAATTGTATTTATACCCACAACGTTTACCACAAGGTTTACCATCTTTCTTTAAGGATTCACAATAAAAATCTTCTGTATCTAAAGTATCATAAACATCCCATAATTTAATTTTATACTGAGAAACATCTTGTTGAACCAATGTGTCTATACAACACAAAGCCAAATTTTTGATACCAATATCTATAGATAATATCATTTAAAATATAAATGATATTAAATAATGATTACGATCGCACTTAATAGTCGTTACGATTTAATTCGTATTTTGCACTTAGACAATAACAAAACACTGACCATTGGGTGTATTGTATAGTAAATCTAAAATGACGTTTTAAAAATCCGTATACTATCCCATAGGAAATTTGTAATTCTGAATTATAAAAACTATTAAATTGGTTTAAAAGGGGTTTGTTTACGCAATTATAATCTGTTTTTTTATATAAAACTAAATCGCAAAAAAAGTCAAAAATATGATAAAATCTTAATTGACACAAAAAAGCTGGTGATACACAAGCAAATCTATCTTGTAAATCTTGATACAAATTATAAATGTAATCTGAATTAGAAATCAAGAAATCGTCAAGCTCATCTGTGTCAGAAAAGCTATCATTGTTTTCATTTTGTTCATAGTCATTTAAATAAACGTCCATAACCTATTTTTATACAAGTTTTTTAGTTAGGTCAGGTTAGAGAAGTATTATTAAAACACATATAAAAAGTTAATTTTAAATTAGATGTTATGGTAATTTTTTTTTAAAATTGTAAAATTAAAATTTATTTTATTATAGTATATTAAAACAAAACCTATGGCTAATATTTTAGAAATCATTCAATCAAATGACATGCTTAAAGTTGCATTAATTTTACTCGGTGTATATCTTTTTGTAACCTATGTACAAAACAAACCCCAAAAAGCTGAAGGTATGGAAAACTATTATGGTATGATGCCAGAACAGCTTGAAAATGTCGAAGGTGAAAACCCTATGGCGCAACCAGAACAACCACCTGCTGCAGAAGAAGTTCAACCTTCTGTTCAACAAGAGCAAGTTGACAAGATTGTTGCTGGTGGAGATCAAATGAAACCTGAAGATTTGCTTCCTAAATATGATGCTGAAAGCGAATTCGCTAATGAAAATCCAGTTTCTAAATTGTTAAAAGAACAAAACTTTTTAATCAGTGGATATCATGTTGGTATTAATACCGTTATGCAATCTAACAAGATTCCATATCATGACATTCGATCCCTTCCACCTATTCCTAAGGAAAATGTTGGACCTTGGAACCAAAGCAGTTTTGAACAAAGTCCTGCTCAAATGAGACGATTCTTTGAAATCGGTGTTTAATTAAATAATTAATTGTAATATAAGATATAATAATATTACAACTAAAACAACTAATAGTTATTTTTTCTTTTCTGGTAATGCACAAGTCTTAGCTTTAGCTGAGCATACAGCTCTGATGCTTTCATATTTGTCAAGAACTTCTTCAAATGGTGGAGATTGCTGTGTAACAAATGTTTTGTTACGGAATTCTTCTAAACTTTTATAATAGTTTCGTTTATCATCGTCAGTTTTTGAACCATTGTGGTATATTTTTTTCAAACGCTTTTTTTCATCATTGTAACATTTTTGTTCTTGTGCTATCAGTTTTTCATTTACTTTATTTCGGATTAAATACAACCAATGCATCAGTTCTATTCTACCTTTCATATGTTTATCAATAGGTAATTCTTTACAGAATCCACGAAATGATTCTCTACAAAAGATGCAAGGCATAGTATATCCTAAACTTAGGATCATATTCTTAAAATGACGTTTAATGTTACTGTGATCTTTATTTCGCTTATCAATTTTTATAGGATATCCTCCCATTATACACGAGAATAAAAAGTACCAACCATTTGGTCCCCACATTTTTGTAGACAAACCTGATTTAGAATAATATTTTGTGTAGTCTATATTGTCCTTCATATAATATATACTATTAAAAAAGTTTTATATATTATGGTTGAAAATGATTTTAAAAAACTTTAGATAGAACAAGGTAGATAAAATGATCTCTGATTTCAATTCTACTAATGATAAGCGAAATAACTCACACAATGAAAAAAAACTATTAGATGTATATTATTATATAGACTTTGACGATAATACACAAGATGTCGGTTTTATAGAAAAGTGTATTCAGTTAAATACAACCGTTAATCAAAACGATTTCATAGTAGAAAAGTTTGTTAACTGTAGTAAAAATATAATAGTAAAAACTACAGAAACGGATACTATAAAACGAGGTTTAATCATTTTTAATAAAATGTTTAGACGTCTTAAACTAAAAAGCTCAAATAGTATATGGTTTATATATTTGTCCAATGGAAATATTAAAGACATATATACAAATGTATTTGTTGTATTAATAAACCAAAATCCTTGTCTAAAAACATGCTCTTATGTTATTAGCAAAAACGAATTGCGTATTGGGAAAAATGAAGAAAAAGCATCAAAATTAAGCAAAATAAAAAACATATCTAATGCAATAAGACATTGCTTTATAACTGATAAAACGATTACGTATACTAATATGGAAGAGTAAAAACGATTACGTATACTGATATGGAAGAGTAAAAACGATTTCAATTGATTTTATAAAAATGTTGCAAGGGGAATTTTACAACACAATGAGATGATATAGCATGTAGGAAAACAAGAGCAGAATCTTGATCCTTTTTATAGTCTCTAATTTCTCCAATATAACCTTTATATGAATTCAAAAGACTACCTTTTAGATAAATAATTTTCACAAAATCACCACGTTGTATATTATTATACAATGTGATGTCCTCGTTATTATTTCCCATTTTATTACCAATCTCTATTGTTTTACGTTGGGTCTTTATTTTTGGGATTTTGGTATCAGATGTTTCGTTCTTTGAGTTTTGTAAAAATTGAAAGAAATCCATTTAAAAGTATAATAATATAATTTTTAAATAAGATGTTTTATGTGTATTTAATACTCTTTACAGGATTAATCTATTATTTTAGATTCCGATTTTTTTTTGGATGTTTAAGGTTGTTTATAAGGATTTGTAAATGGAAGATTGAGTTGCAAAATAAATATAGAAAACGTAAAGAAAATAGTATCATTCAGGTTGATGAATATTTGATTAAGGATGATATATATGAGGAATATAGTACTATTTTTGATGAAAAATCTCACAGTATAATATTTGTTAATCGTACTCGAGATCAATTATACGATGAAGTCATTGCATTTCAAAAACAACCGAATAATGCTTTACAAAATAAGAATAACATTGTATTTTGTGGTATAACAAACTCGGATGGAGATGTTTTTTATGATTGTACCGAAGATATTAGACAGTTTTGTTTTTATTTTGATAAAAAACAAAAGATGAATGTTTTTAGAAAGTATTTGCAACGCAAATTATCAAACAGTATATATGATAATAATTTTACTGTATACAAAAATGATCATTGTTTTTCTGAAAACATTATTCCAGTAAAAGAACTAGATTATGTTGATTTTTGTGAAATCTTTTTGTGAAAATGTACTTGTCAAATAAATAAAATAAACAGAATGGGTATTTTGTTTATTCTTGATTTTTTTAATAATGAATAAAGTAAGACGCTTTTTGATGAAACGGGTGATAAACAAGTTAATTTTTAGTGGCGGTGGTGTAAAGGGTGTTGCGTATATAGGTATTGTGAAATATCTTGAAGAGTTGAAGAAGTGTGATAGTGTGAAATTAGATATAAATGAAGTGTGCGGGGTATCTATAGGAAGTTTAGTTGGATTATTATATACGATCGGATACACATATCAGGAGTTGTATGATGAAATAATGGTAACAAAAATGGATGAAATGCAGGATTTTAAAATTAGAAATTTTTTGACAAAGTATGGTATGGATAGTGGTCGATTGATGACATCTTGGATTGAAAGTTTGATTCTAAAAAAAGGTCTTGGCAAAGATACTACATTAAGAGATATTTGGAAACTTTACGGTATTAATTTTAGAGTAGTTGTAACAAATGTAAACAAGTATAAAGTTGAGATATTTGACTACACAACAAATCCTAATTTAAAGGTTATAAAGGCGATTCGTATGTCTACAAGTATACCATTTGTATTTTGTGCGGAAAAATATAATGATAATATATATGTTGACGGTGGTGTTTTAAACAATTTCCCAATCAAATTTTATGATGAAAATTTGGATAATGTTTTGGGTTGTAAATTGGTGACAAATGGTGAGTTTATAGAGCCTGATAAAAGATATGAGATTAATTCTTTTGATGAGTATTTAGTTCATTTATTAGCATGTTTTTTTGCAAACAAAGAAAGAGATACAACATTGGCATATAAATATACAGAACACACAATATGTATTCACGCTTATAAAATAACACATCCTGTTAATTTTTCATTAACACAAGATGAAAAGGATATTTTGATAAATATGGGTTATACAGCAGCACGGGATTTTTTTAGCAATCAAAATGAAGGAATAGATAAATATGTAGATGTACAGGATGATAAACTAAGCATTGATTGAAAAAGTTTTCTATAAGACTTGTAATTGAACTAAATCTTAAAATTATTTTCGTGGGGAATAGTAGAATGAACTTGATGGATGATTATGAAGTTATAAAGCAGATAGGCAAAGGATCTTTTTCGAATGTGTATTTGTGTAAACAAGAGATTCCATTATGTATAGGTATAGATAATGAAGAAACAGAGTTGTTTATAATAAAAGAGATAAATATAAATGAATTAGTAAAAAGTTATGTTAAAAAGAGCCATACTACAATGATAAAAAGAGTGGGAAAGACCAAGAAACAAGAAGAAAAACATGTTAATATTACACCATATGATGATAATAATGAGTTAGTGAATGCTGAACAAGAGTATTATTTTAAAAGATTACGTGAATTGATTGAAAGTGAAATAGAGATTTTGTCTAGTTTAGATCATCCAAATATAATTCGTTTTTATGGATATACTGAAACAGATGGTATTTATTATTTGAGAATGGAGTATTGTAATGGGGGTGATGTGTATGATTTTTTGAAGAATCCTGGATCAGAAAAGTATAGAAATGAGGCAGGTGGTTTTACAAATTCTTTTTTTTACGAATTTCTTACACAGACTGTTAGTGGATTGAAGTATATTCACGATAAAAATATTGTTCACAGAGATATCAAACTACACAATGTATTGATAAAAAATGACAATGATAAAATAGAATTCAAAATATCAGATTTTGGGTTTGCGTGTTATGATTTGTGTAGTATGAATTCAAAGGATATTGATATAGACAATGTACTATGTAAAAAATATTACAAACTTTGTGGTACTCCGTATTATATGGCTCCAGAGATTATTTTGAACATAAATCAAATGGAAAATATAGCTTCTTATAAGAATTCTGTTCGTAAACGTAATATGTTTTTATATAGTAAAAAGATTGACGTATGGAGTTTGGGTATTTGTATGTACGAATTGATGTTTAATTTGCTTCCTTTTTCAAATATAAAAAATGTGACAGATTTGGAGAATTTCTACAATTTGGATAATATTCAGGATATTATGAATAAAAAGATCAATAGACGTGTGACTCTGAAAACACAATTTCGTAATTTAATATTATCTTGTATACGCGTTGACAAGAATGATAGATGTTCAGTGTATGATATAAATAAATTCTTACAAGATACTGCAGGTATAGATGATTTAGTTGATGTCAAGGATAATACATCTAAGATATTAGATATTATAAATTGTAGAGAAAACGCGTATGTAAAGAATGAAGGGATGAAACAACACATTGTTAGAAATCCTGTTCAATATAACTTGGATTTATCGTGGGAAAAGATCAATAAATCAAGTTCTTTGATAATGAAAATGAGTGTGAAACGAGGATTTTTAGATTGGTTATTCAACAAAAAATGAACAAAGTAAATTTGTTTTCTTATAAATATGGCTTTATGTGATTTGCCAATAGAAATTTTGTTTTGTATCGGTGACTATTTAGATTATAGATCTATACTCAAGTTAAGACGTGCGAATCATTTTTTTGATTTTGTGTTTAATTATGTTACAAAAGTTCGTTTGAGATCTTTTTTAAATGAATGTGATATAAAAAATGTAGATTTATCTGATTTGACAGAAATATCAACAAAAATATTGATTAATATGTTGTTTTTTATTAGAAAACACGCGTCTTATAATTTGCCAAGGATGCTGACAATAAATGTAACGAATACTTTTTTAAAATGTAGAGATTATAGGACATATAAAACTTTAGAGAAATATATCTTTTTAGTTTCAAATGAATTGTTTTCTCAAATACAATTTAATCGTCTTGAAAAAGAACTTTTAAGAACAATTATATGTAATAAAAGATTTTTCGTTATGCGAAGTAATATACCTAATAACTTGACAAATAATTTAAATGAACAAGATACTCTAAATAATGACTTAAGTATAAGTACAATAACTTTTTTTAGGACTGATTATAATGTATTGTATGAAAATTTGTTTTCAAATGTATCAAGTGCAAAAGATGACAAATATATGGTCACGTTTCATTTTTTCACGTGACTTTAGATACGTTACGATATCAAACTCGTTTATGATCATCTTGTGTACAATATTCATTTTAAATATATCATTTATGCGATTTATTAAGTTATTTATAGAAATTTTTTTTCTTTTTGTATTGTATAAAAACAATAAAAAATGGGTGGCGGACTTATGCAATTAGTAGCCTATGGTGCTCAAGATATTTACCTTAAAAATCCTGTAGGGTAAAAAAATATCGTTTTAAATATACGATGTTAATCAGGGAAATTTTAGAAAAACCCTGGTGAGAAAATCAAATTGCTGGAAACCCCTAAAGCTTATTCTACTAAAGTTTGATCGTGAGGTTAAACTGGTCAAGACAAAACTTGAGTATAGTGAAAATGGATAAGATGTTACAATGGGCAATCAGCAGCCAAGCTTCTTTAAAATAAAATGAATTTATTTACTATAATTAGTAGAAAAATGGAAGAAAAAATATGTGTAAAATGTAATATTCAAAAAGAGATTAATCAGTATAGAAAATATACCGATAGAAATAATTCTTATTCTAGAACTTGCAAGTCTTGTTTGAACGAAATGGATAAAATTAGAAAACGAAATCAAAGAATGAAAAAATTAGAAACTTTTAAGGTGAAATGTGAACGTTGTAATGAAGAACGATTATTGAAAGATTTTGCTAAATTAAAAAAGTTTTATAAAAAAAAGATTTGTTTATCTTGTTATCCAAAATTTTTAACAGAACAAAAGACAGAATGGTGCAAGCGAGAAAGAAATTCAAATATGAATTATAGATTGAAAAAGTCATTAGCGGCACGTTTAAGAACAGTGTTAGTTAAAACGAATTCGACAATGAATTATATTGGATGTAATATTCAATATTTAAGAGAATGGATTGAATATAATTTTACAAAAGATATGAATTGGGATAATTATGGATCATATTGGTCAATAGATCATATTATACCAGTGTGTAAATTTGATTTGACTAATGAAGATGAGAAATTAAAATGTTGGAATTGGTCTAATCTTGTTCCAGTTACTATAAAATATAATTCTTCTAAAAAAAACATAGATAAAAATCAAATAAATGATATTTTGGAAAAAATTCAAAATTTTAAAGAAGAAGGTTCAACGACTAAATGGTTTTCGGGAGATATACTAACTTTAGATTTTGTAAATTTAAAGATTAAATAATCTTCTTAAGATATAGTCTAACCCCTTATAAATATACCGAAAGGTAGGGTAGAGGAAATGTACAGGTAATCCTCAAATTACTTTCTTTAAAGTCGTTTACAGACGACACACCAACTTTGCTATCGAATCTATTGAACAAACCTTTAATGGTACTGTAGATTTCAATCGCAAGGTTTCTTGTACCGTTTCTCGCAACGGTGATCTTATTCACAAGGTCTATCTCCAAGCTACAATCGGAGAAACTGCAGATGCGATCTTTTATAATAACCTTGGACACAATTTGATTGAAGAAGTATCTATTGAAATTGGTGGTCAAACCATCGATAAGCATTATGGTGCTTGGTTGAATATCTGGAACGAATTGACCTTGACTGGTGAAAAGGAAGCTGGATACAACAATATGATTGGTAACGTTACCGCTTTAACATCAGGTGCTGGTAACTCTGAATATACTATGTATATTCCTCTTCAATTTTGGTTCTGCAGAAACCCAGGTCTTGCTCTTCCTTTGATTGCTCTTCAATACCACGAAGTCAAGTTCAACATTACTTTTGCACCTTTCTCAAGCTTGGCAAGTGTTGGTACTGCTCCAACTCTTGATGCTTCATTGTATGTTGATTATATCTATCTTGATACTGATGAACGTCGTCAATTTGCTCAAGTTCAACACGAATACTTGATTGAACAATTGCAATACACTGGTGATGAAACCGTTACTGGAAGTGGTTCATACAAGAGCAAACTTGCTTTGAACCATCCTTGTAAAGAACTTATTTGGGTAATTGACAGTGACGATGTTGCTGATCCATCTGTCTTTACTGCTCAAACTGTTGCTGGTGGACAAACAATTGCTGATGCCAAGTTGCAACTTAATGGACAAGACCGATTCTCTACAAGAGATGGTGACTACTTTAACTGGGTTCAACCTTATCAACATCATACTGCTGTCCCAAGCACTGGTATCTATGTTTACTCATTTGCTCTTAACCCAGAACAACATCAACCTTCTGGAACTGTTAACATGTCCAGAATTGACAATGCCACTTTGCATTTAACAATCAAGGATTTGGCTGTTGGAGGTGGAGCTGGATCTGGTAAACTCAAGGTCTATGCTGTTAACTACAACGTTCTCAGAATTATGGCCGGTATGGGTGGTTTGGCTTACAGCAACTAGTTCAAAGTATATTTTATTATACATCTTGCTAGTCCTCCTAATAAAAATTGAAAATAATATCTATTTTAATAATTTTAAGATTATTAATATGGAAAACAAATTATAGACGCATAAAGAGAATCTTTAGTATCAAAACAATTCAAAATAATTTATTAAATATTTTGAAGAATATATTATTCGTAATCGCATATTACACTATCTCCATTTTGTTTACAACTTGTACCACTAGAACAAGATCTATAAACCCATTCTTTCCCAACGCAAGTATCAAAACCTAATCCATTACATTTCATATCACCATCTACACAATCGCAATTATGTGTTTCATTTTCAGTTTGTTTATCGTCCATTTGTGTACCTGACTCTTTTTTATCGTCTGTTTTAGTTTTTACATAGATATGTTTTATAATTTTCTTTTTTATAGTTTTCCTAGTGGAAACACTTGAATTTGTAGGAACAGATCCCAAGACAATATCTCGTCTAGCAGCTAACAAATCTCTTCCATCTATATAACTTGGGGCTCCTACTTCCCATTCTGGAACTGTTGGATAACCTGGTTGATTTACAATTAATAGTTCTTTTCCACGAATATCAGTCCTATCACCGTTTGTATTAACAGTTATATCAGTGCATTCCATATAATATTCTCTATTACCTATTCTATTAATCCACGTCCAAAATACGGTAACACCTTGACCTCGTGCATCTTCTGGAATCATAAAAGAATAACTCATTGAATCTAATAAACAATTAGATAATACCGTTTTCAATACAACAAAATTACGATCATCATACGATATACCAAATTGACAATGACCACCACCGTGAACTGCAGTTCCTTCTAATGTAACTTTAATCTCATTTGTATCAAATGTTACAACACTAGGACCTTTGGGAAAGCCTTTGCACGGAAATGTAAAAAAATCAGGTGCCACTCCCAATGGAGAACGTAAATCATAATTCACTAACCCTATACTAGAATAATATTCACTCAATTGATTTCTTCTAGACGGAGGAAAACTCATAGATATATGTGCTAAACACACATTCGCTAAAATAAATAAACCTCTCATATTGCATAATATTCAACATAAACTATATTTTTTTCAATTTTTGTTAAATTTTTTAATTAGTTTAATTACAAACACTTTGTTTAATTACAAACACAAGATAAAAGGATCATCTGTTAAAATATAACGATTACCTTCTACATATCCCACACGTTCTAAAGTAGATTTATCATAAACAAATGAAGAGTCAACATAATAGAAAGTGTCTTCGATAAGTTGTGTTTTTAGGTTGCTTACGTCTAAATTTGTAGATGTATTATTTTCAATAAAAAACAACGTGTTATTTTTAGTTTGATTTTTTTCATCCAATCTTTCACGAAATTCTAAATACTTGTGTGTTTTACAGTAATCAGAATCCTCGTGAACTCGTCTGCAACATTTGTTACCATTTTGTGAAATCCCCTTGCAAATTTTTACTGGTTCATCCTTTCCAAAAACAGATAGAAAACGGCGTAATAAAATATCTTTGCTAACGTGGTGATCAGTATCTTTGTAACGAATGTCATATTCAAACATCATATCATCAATAATTTTAGAAATATCCTTAACATATGCTCTTTCAATACTACTAGGTACATTGTTAAATCGTTTACATAAACGTTCCAATTCCATGGATTAACCTTTCCTAGTAATCTTTGCAAAAATATTTTGATTTTTTATAGAGCAAATTTGTTGATTATCATTTGTTTTATCATCACTTACATCCATCTTCATTAAACCAGTAAATCCTTTTGCTAAAGCATCAAAGTTATCAACACCTATGTTATCTTTATTCTGATCATTACCTTTATTCTGAGCATTACCTTTATCATTACTTTTAGATCTAATATAATATGCATAACACGTATCTCTTTTATCAAATTCTGTTACGAGTAATACAATAGTATGTGGTGATCCGTTTGTAAACAAATTTAATGTATTCTTTTTTTTTGAATACTTTATTTCCATTTCTTCACATTCTAAACTTCCACAAGATAAATCACTACCAGATGATTCCATTTTTATATAATTTATCTGTTTAAATGCTGTATCAAAATATACAACTAATGTATTATTTTCAATATCATAAGATTGGATCTTCATAACTTGTTAGTCTAAACATCTTTATGTTTAAACTAAAATTTAGTGTAAATATACTATTTGATTGTAGTCAGATTGTATTACTTGCTTCTAAAATAGCTATTTCTTTCTAAAATCTCGGATAATACTCGATTTGGTAATCCTAAACGCTCTTGTAAGTGTTTTAACGCCAATGTTTCTTTAGGTAAACATTTACCTCCAAACCCATATGATCCATCGTGACCAGGTACATCAATATGAGATTCACCAATACGTGGTTCTAAACGGAAAAGATCTTTTAAATCATTGTATTTTACACCAAAACGATCACATACTTCACTGATTTCATTAAAATACCAAACTTTTACTGACAAAAATACATTAATTGTATATTTAAACAATTCACATTCTTCATAACTTTTGTGAATAACATCGATCGTCTTGTGTGCATATAAACGTCGCATAACTTGTTCTACAATACCTTTAGTTGATTCATCACAATCGGTTCCCAATAAGCAAAAGTCTGCATTATACATATCTTGTTGAAACGTCTTTTCTTTTAAAAATTCTGGGCAAAATACAATGTTTAATTTTTGACCGTATTTGTTTTTAAGTGATCGTGATGTTCCAGGTTTTACCGTAGATTTGATAATTACTGACGTCGTCTTGTTCGTTTTCTGATATAATTGGTCCAAAACGTGATCTACAATTCTAGTATCGCATTCTCCCGTATCTTCACGAGGAGGTGTAGGAACACAAATAAAATACACATTGTGTTCGTTTGAATTCTCAGAATGTAATACTAGATTATCGATTTGTGAAAAGTTAGATACAGCCTCTCTTTCATCTTTTTCTAAAACATCATATGTACAAAATGGTACTTGGTTTTGTTTACATAAATATCCAATTGCTCCTCCAACATAACCATATCCAACAATATTTATAAAATTCCAAGACATATGTATAATCCCTTTAGTAATTTTATTTTTAAATTAGTACTAGAATACTATAATCAATTTAAATTTAGAATTTTTTGAATATTTTCGTCTACTATACGATTGCCATCCCATAAGTAATATTGTAAAGAGCTTTTATCATCTGGTGGTTGCGTATGTGAAAATACGTGTTGAAAAGAAATTTTAATTGACGAACCTGATTGTGATATTCGATTTTTAAATTCAAGAATCGCCTTGATAATATCTTGATTTTTAACATCTTCACCTTTTGCATTTTTCCAACCCTTTTTAATCCATCCGTCAGACCATTTATCAATACAATTGATAGAATACATACTGTCTGTGCATATTTTTATATTTTTACCAGTAAATGATTCTACATTTTCAGATATTGTTTTAAATACATATCTTACGGCCGAAAGTTCCGCTTTATTGTTTGTTGGATCTTTTACAACCAAACGTGTCGTGTTAAAATCGTATAAATCAGAATCTTCATCTGTAGTAAATACAACAGAATATCCAGCTTTGCAATCGGGTCGTCCATTTTTACTACACCCACCATCAGTAAATATGTAAAGAGTATCATCATGTGAACTTTTTTCTGATAAACGTTCCAAATCTTTCATTATACACTCAATAGATCTTGTTGAAAGTGTGTCTACTAAATCAAGTAATGACCGTTCATTTAAACGATTTTTATATAGGAACACCTGAAAATCCTTTCTAATAGACATATATATTTGTACCTATCCTGCAAACTTTTTTTCAATTATTTATAATTTTCACTTTAATTCTACTATAGGTGACATTGCTTCGATATGTGTATTTGGTTTTAGTAAAATGTTTTTGATATTTTTGTTTGGTATAGATATGTCTACACGTGATCCTAGAACAATAAACCCTAGTCTTGTACCTGGTTGTAATAACTCATTAGTTTTTGGTTTCTGAAATGATATAATACGTCTTGTTAAGATTCCTGTAATTTGAGTTACAGTATATTCACAATCAAAACGAGGATTATAAAGAGTATGTTTTACTCTAGTATTATTGATTGAATGTTCTCTGTAAGCTGGAACAAATGTACCCTTAAAATTTTCTGTTTTTCTGATTTGGGATGTGATAGGAATATATTGTGTGTGATTGTCAAACACATTCAAGAAAAATGATATTGTTGTGTGTGTATTATCACTACGTATCCAATTTACATATCCTGAACTAACAGCGTAAAAAATGTCTGGTTTTGTCTCTGTTAAACTTAAATCAGGACTATTCATAAAACGAATACAAAACAATAGCACAATTAGTGTGATGTATACATTTCGTGTTAGTACGTATGTTAATAGTGGTAATACAGTTAGTGAAAACAAATCTATTATAATCATACTGTTTTATATTATATTGTAATTATAATACAAAAAATTAATACGTAATGTATGATACATAAAATTACTACAGATTATCCTCTTGGTGAAGAAGGTGAATTAAATATGTAATGTAATACACTGTAATTAACAGATTTCTGACCACAGTCCTTTGTTTTAGTTTTATCCTTTTTTTCAAGATTTTGTTCAAACTTTTCTTTGTTTTGCATAATAAAAGATGTTATAAAAAATATAGCAACTAGCATTACTAAATGCTCAACGGTAATATTGAATTTCATTGTTAATATAACCTAATAAAAAATTATTGCCTTATTTGTAAAAAATTTTTTTAATTAATAAAGTTATAACAAATATCGCATTATACCTACAAATGCCAAAAAGTAAAAAAAGAACGTCTAAAACGAAAAGAACGAGTAAAATAAGATCTAAAGCTAGATCAAAAGTAAAATCGAGAAAGAGATCACAAGTGAGATCCAAGCTAAAGTCTAAAAAGAAAAAGTCAAAGACAAAAGTAAGAATACCTGTGAGTCGTGGGGGGTTATTTGGATATCATATCGATTTACCTGCAAAAAAAAGACGGAGTTTATTAAAACGCTTGATGAGTAAAGGAGTGGCTACATATTCTGAAATTATAAAACGTTTAAATGTACTAGTAATCTATAATAAACGTCGTCATCCAGAAACTTCTGAAAAAGTAAAACGAGATATGGAGTTTGTACATAGACATTTTGCTAAATATAGTCTTACACTACAGAACACACAACACAAACCTCATCGATCTAAAAAGAGATCAAAACGTCGTAAGTCACAAAGGGGTGGTAGAAAAACATTTTGTTAAATTGTATTTTATATAGTATCTTTAATTTGTTCAAAGTAGTTTTCGTTTTCTAGAATCATTCTGATTATTTTCATAATAGTTTGTTTATCCTGTTTTGATATACGTGTTTTTGTTCTTGATTCAATATCGGCTATTATTTTATTTAATTGAAGACGTCCACAACTGAATTGTTGTGCGCAAATATCACGGACGTGATCTAAATAATAAGTATATTTGTCCAAGATTCTATCGATTTCACTTGGTAATTCTGTACGTTTGAACATTGACGTTATTTTTTTACGTTTAGACTGTAATCCAATTGTCTTATAATGACTTCCAGTTTTATCATAAAATAGTAAAATAATTTTAGGTTGTAGATCATTTGTATTACTAAGATCTGTAATATTATAATCACTGTCTAAAAGGATGATATCAAGGTTCATAGCTTTAGAAACAAGTGAAAGTGTAATATTATCTCCTTGAAAGTTGAATCCTGGTTTTCTAAGTTGGCTTGTAAAATCTCTTTTGTTTCTAATTTTGAATGGATCCCATTCGCCAACAAATTCGCCATGTTGTTTTTCGATTCGATAATTTTGAACTATTTCGTAAAATTTAGAGTTATCTAGTGCATTTATATATTTACAAACAGCACGTCTTAAACGCTCGTGATCTGTTTTACATCCAGCATTTGTTAAGGCTGTTTCAATAGAACGAAATTGACAATTACCATCACCTAAACAATTTTTTATAACAAAATTTTCACACAATAATTTATCACACCATTCTTTTGATAATGGTTCCCACGCAAATGTTTCTGGTTGATTTTCTAAAATGTTATCGAAATTGATATCATCGATTGCTAAATTATGATTATCAGATTCTTTTATACTATTCATTATACCGTTCTTTATACTGTTCGTTATATATACAGTATAAAAAAATTATAACAAACATCCAAGATAAAGACTATTAAATGATAATGTTAAGTTAATGAATTATAATAAATCAATATCTTGTTTATATTCTAAAAGAAAACTATCGTTTACTACTCGTTTATCTTGTATAATTTTTCTAACGGTATCTTCATCCAATTGTAATATATTAGATGCAATCGTTAAACTTTTATATTCTTCAATAATCTTTCTGGTTTGGTAGTCTACTTTAACTATTTGTTTTCTACGAGTTGGATTTATACCTATTATGACAGCGTTTTCATGTTTCAATTGAAGACCCCATATTCCTAAAACATTTCTATAACCAGGCATATTTATTCGTTCTTTTAAAAAATGTCTATTTAAATATGAATCCATATTAAAACGATCTTGTTTTGAAAATGTATAATCTGGATATTTTTTTAAAACCCATTTTTTATACTCTTCTACAAAATTAGTATAACCCATTCTATAATTATAATTATATTTGCATTCTGTTAAAACAAATTCTTCATATTTTGGCAAAATATTTTGATTTTCTTGTATTACATTTAAACCCTTTGGTTTTATACCTATATATGTTAATAAATTAGATTCATTGTATTCTTTATAATATTTTCTTTTTGATTTATAATGTTTTTTTATAAATTTTGAAAATTGTGATCTATCCTTATTAGTTAATCCTCGTGACCATATTCTATACGCTCCAAATAATTCATAACTTAAACAATAATTATCTTCACTTATTTCACAAAATTCTTGTATAAATTGTTTCATTTTATCTTCATTGGATGTAATATTGACAATTTTATTTAACATATTATCGTTTGATTCGTTATCAATATTTTGTTCTTTATCACCATTTTCTTTATTATTTTCATCGGATGGATTTATTATTTTATAAGATGAAGCTAAATATTCTTTTATATTTGATATTGGTAACTTTTCACTGTAATTTATAAAATTATCTAAAAAATCACATACTATATCTATAATATATATAGCTAATTCATTAGAGATATCAAACCATTCTTTATTATTCTCTAATCTATGTTTATCTAAGATATGATGAATTACTTTCTCGCTCAAATCACAATTATGACATTTTTTTATATAGAAAATATCACCAGTCTGATTTTGTGTATAATATCCTTCTCTTGCCTTTATATTTTTTGTTTTTCCTATTTTTATAATATCATCAATCTTGATTGCATAGATTGTATCACCTGGTTCTTGATTATACCATTTTCTAGTTTTTAACTTTTTTAAACTTGCAAGTTCTCGTTTACTTTCTTCTAATTCTCGTTTACTTTGTTGAACTTCGTCATTTATGATTTGGTTATATACACTTTCTAATTTAACATAATATTTACGTATTTGTTTACCACGTTCAGTTTTTGCTAACATACATAAATTCTTAAAAGTATCTACATTCAACATAATTCGATCACTACCAGAACCACCCCATCTTGATTTTTCCTTAGGGATAAGTGAAGTTTTATAATCTTCTCCTTCTGTAAAGTTGTTTTTTATGGTTTTCATTGCATTACCTTTGTTTGAAAACCCAATCATTCCAAAAACATGTTCTAAATTGATTGGATAATCATCAGTAGGGTGATAGTTCATGTACATATAAAGATTTGCAACATACCATCGTTGTTCATCCTCTGTAAAATTGGTGTTTAATCGTTCAACTAAACGATCTTGTACATTGAGTGAAAGTGTTGTTTTACTCTCTTTTACTAATTCTTTAAAATTGATTGATTGTGGTACAATTTGATTCATTTTGTAATATTTTGATTAATAATATTATAAAAGTAATTTTAAACAAAGTATCAAACGAGATGAATTTAATAATTTTATTAATGTTTTATAGATGGAGGACAAATTTTTTATAAATCTTCCGGGTTTTCAAAGTCTTCTTGTAGTCCTTGTTTGATTTTGATATTGAATCCGTAATGCATACAACCATTAATGATAGATTCTTTTTCATTTCCATATTTGATCTTCATAGCACGTCTAAGGTCTTTGATATCAGGTACACGTGAATTAGGATAATTATTTGACCACCAATTGGAAAAGTGGCTATAAATGTTCTTGTTGCTTTCAAATTCATTAGATGTTTCTTCGAGGATTTGGTCAAAGAATTCGTTGAATTTGTCATTATCAACCTTGTACTTGGCAGTTGCTTTCTTGACTTCATCTGGTTCATTCATACCTTCTTCCAAAAATCGTTGATACCAATGAATCAAAATGCTCATAAAATATGGTCTCCAACTTTTGATTTTGTACTTGATTGTAGGATCAATTTTGAATTCGTTTTCTTTTGTTGGATTTTCACAAAATCTCGATTTAAATTCCACCACACGTATTCTTCTCCAAGTACCACCATCAATACTGGTGACAGTTGGAAGATCATTACAACACATAATCATAGTACCTTGTAACTTGAATGAAACGGGTGCTTTGAATAATTCTCTTGCAACAATAGTATCACCACCAGTGTATTGTTTTAAAATACCTGTTCTTAGTTTATCATCGTGTTCTGGTTCTTGGAACGTAAAAATACGTTTACCTCTAAGTCTAACAACATCAGGTGAGGCATTGCTTGAACTTCCTCTTTTGTTGGTTAATAGAGATACATCTACTCCAGTAATATAATCGCCAAGTGTGTTTTCCAAAAAGTTGACAAGTGTAGATTTCCCATTAGCTCCTGATAAACCAGTCCAAATGTAAAAACGTTCATCTGGCATACCAATAAGTGATTTACCCAAGACTTTTAGTGTATATTCTAATACACGCTTGTTTGGAATAATTTGACCCAGAAATGTATAAATATCTTGTGTATGTGGACAAGTTTCATCATAATCTACATAATCATATCCTGTAGAAAAAGTGATATAATCACTTTGTACACCATCTCTAAAACAACTTTGTTTGAAATCATATACGCCATTTTTAAATCCAACAAGGTTACACGTAGAATCTAAATTTGTATAAAATTCGCTATCGTATGTTTTGAATAAATAAATGACTTGTGAAATGATATTGCTTTTAAAACTCACGTTTTCTAATTTGGAAATAATATTGTCAACCATTTGATTACGCATATTTGCGTCCATTTTATCAGTATTAACAAGAAAATCTTGTAGATTTTTAGTTTGTTGTGATGTGTCACTGATTTTAATACTTCTGTAGTATTTAGGAAGTTCTTCTGAAATCAAAATATTCATCAAATGACTTTTACGCCATCTTACACCATTAAATTCATACCATTCTGTGTTTTTAATATCGTCAACACGAAAACGGTCCTTATAAATTTGGAATACAGCTTTAGCAATAGAATAATGAGATCCAGACAAACTAGTTTCTAATGCTTGTCGAATGTCTTCAGTTAGAGTTACTTCTGAACGCCAATATTTTGTAGTCATACTTAGATAAATTTCAGGATATTCAGTTTCAAAATCATCAGGTAATGGGAAAGCTGTTTCTGGAAAAGTTCTTCTACGACATTCTTCATCGTGACATTTCATAAAAATACCATTGATACTGATTTCAAAATAAATTGGACTAACTTCTCTTTCGTGCTCACGATCTTTGAAAGGACAATGTTTACCATTAATTGAAACATAATAACAGAATATACCTAGACGGTTTTGTTTAGCATATATTCTTTGAAGTGATGTATCATAATTTGATAAACAATCGTTTTGTTGTTTTAATGCTAGTATAAGTCTATTTAATTCCAGTTGAATTTTATCGTTGCTTATTCCTTTAACAGGAATCGGAGTAGCAGCAGCTTGTAAATTTTTAGACGAGGTAGTAAGCTTTAATTCTGAAAGTGGTGTGGTACTACGTCTTTTAACAATTGTTTTTGCAAATTGTTCAAATGTAGTATTTTCCAGTTCAATAAAACTACTACTTTCCATATCATAAATCTTGTAAACTGCATCCACACCATTCATATCCTTTTCAGAGTCTGCATTTTTATTCCGTGTCAATTTCTTAGAACCTAATAGACGCAAACCAGTTCTGTAAACTGAAACGTCAATAGATTCTCTTACATTTTCAGTTAAAATATCTTTTTTCTGTAAAACTTCTGTTACAAGTTTTTTTCCAATAGCATTATTTACAATCAAGTTATAAAAATTAATATGATAGTTTGATCCTCTTGCAGTTACTCTTTTTGATACTGTAAATTTTAATAGATCTTGATTTTCAACAAACATTTCTTTTATAACATCTTGTGTAGTAACGATAACATCCATAACATCTTCATCTGACAAGTTAAATGTAAACTTTTTTGGTACATCCAAGTCAATAAAAAATGCAAATGTAGAATTGTAAACTTTTTCAATCAAATACAATGTGTCTCTTTCAACATTATTCCCATCCGAAATTACATTGTAGTAACGTTTATAAAATTCATCAAGTTTGTTATCTGGAACATTGTATTTACCATTATTAAATGATAAATGAGTTTGATCATCATTGGCGTTTTTAGTAAATTGAGCTATGTATTTTGCAAAAGACATATTGACAGAGTAATTTTTTAACAACACAAATAGATTTTCAATTTTTTTTAAAATCAAATAATCCATCAATATATCAATATCTTTTTTTGAAGTGATTACGTAATTTAGAGTATAATACGTAAATTTATTTTATATCATAATTAGTATATAAAATGAATAAAGAACTTGTTTATATAAAAGATAATATTGAAAATACGCATTGTATTTATACGAATGAAGTTGATTTGGAATATGATTTCCCAAAGTGTTATGATTGGATATGTAAACAATTTAAAATACGATATCCTGACTCGGTTACTGATTTGCGATACACTATAACAGACAATACTTGTATAATTTATTGTGAAGAAGAAAATGTTCAAAAAGGATGGATTTGGAATTCAGTTGATACTAAAAAAAAGGTACTTTATGAATTATCCAAAATTCCAGTTGCTGTAGTAATTGAAAGTACCGTAGAAACAGTTTGTGCTGAAACTATGACCGATGAATGTTGTGTTGAAACTATTACCGAACCAATCAAGTGTTTTTCTATTGGGACATCAATGTCAGAATTAGTACCTGTAAAAAAAACGATATCTATGCAAACAGATAACTTTACCGTACAAAAATCTTATTTGGATCAAGTTTATAACAATCCAGATAATATTTTTACATATTTTGATACAAATCCTACCACTGAATTTGTAAATGAATTCTCTCATTGGTGCTCAACTGAACTTGAACCAGTTATTAGTAATATCAGCAAGTTAAGTCTTGGAAATGAAGGTTATGCTCCTAACCCATTCACTCCAATCAATACACGTAATCCATTTTTGGAAGTTGTAGATGAAAAAGAAGCCTTAAGAATTGAATTGAAAAAGAAATTGTCACAACCAAATTTTGGTTTGCGTTCAGTTAACTTTTAGATGTAGTGTACTCAGGGAAAATTTTTTTAAACAATTCGTTATTGTTATTCCATTCTATAGATGATTTCGCTAATTGACGTTTATGTTCATCTGTTGTCTTTATAGAACCAATACCACCATCTGGATCAATATCTGTCATAAATGATATCATACCTTCCATCATTGACATAATATTCCAAGTACTTGTATATGTTTCCTGATGATAAGCAGAAAATGTTGTACATATTTTCTTATCTGTTTCAAACCTCCCATTTGGTGTCAAAAATATGAAATTAGGTGGTTTTAGAGGATATTGTTCATTTAATAAGACCTTTCCAAAATACATACCTCCTTCGAATGGTGTTTCTTGTAAATCGTGTACTATAAAGTACCACGTTAGTATATCATCTTCTTTATAACGTAATAGTAAATTCGGAAAACTAAAATTTTCTTTCTGATACATTAAAATTTCTTTATTTAATCTTTTCATACATAATCGAGAAGCCATAATTATATAATGCTATATATAATTATTTTTAAGTTGGTTAAAAAAATATTAATTTTTATCCTCGATTGATGTTTCAATTGGATCTGCAAATGTAACTTGAGCAACACCTTGTTCTTGTTCTTGTACTTGTTCTTGTTCTTGTTCTTGTTCTTGCACTTGTTCTTGCACTTGTTCTTGCACTTGTTCTTGCACTTGTTCTTGCACTTGTTCTTGTACTTGCACTTGTTCTTGTTGTTCTTGTACTACAGGTGCTTCCATATTTTGCATAGA